GTGAGTGTGGAGATCACGTACTTGCTCATCTTCGGTCCTCCTGGGAAACCCGCGGCCCCCTTCGGCGCGCGGGATCGCTGGGTTGTTGTATCAGATCCCGGTGTACCGCACCACCGCGTACGGCCGCTTCAGCAGGACGCCGGCGGTCGCGTTGGTGAAGTCCTCGATGTAGCTCTTGGCACGCTGCTCGACTCCCAGCGCCATGAACTTCACGGGCACGATCTGTGCGAACGTGCGCTTGTCGTCCGTACCGCCGTCCTCGACCGAGTCGGCCCAGAGGTAAAACACGTCCGCCCCGCCGTTGGCCGCGGCCAGCTGCGGCGCGCTGACGATCCGGCACTTCGGATACGTCTTCGCGAGCCACATCCGGACGTCCAACGTCCCCAGCTCGTTCATCTTCGAGAGCTGCTGCGCCTTGGTCATCGGGATGGCGAGCGTGGTCGACTGCTCGTACGGGTCGATGACGTCCTGCGACTGGGTCTGGAGCGCGTTCATGCCCGTGATGATGTCCTGCGTGATCTCCAGGAACGTCTTCACTGCCCACGTCGAGCCCGCCGCGCCGGCCGCCACCGTCACGTAGGCGGAGAGCAAGGGATCGTTGAGGAAGCCGTACGTGCTGTTGTTGCCCGAGTTGAACCCGTAGAAGCCGACCAGGTTGCGCCAGACCTCTAGCCGCAGGATCGCCGCCGCGCGCTTCTCCGCGTCGGAGTTGATCATCGCGGCCGCCGCGCGGGCCTGTTCGAGGCGACCGACCAGGACGCCGGCCTCGAAACGGACCACGGTGCGCTGCACCCAGTTCACGTTCCAGTCGGACAGCGGGATGTTCGTGCTGTCCTTGTAGACGTCGATGTTGCCCATCGGCTCCACGATACCCTGCACGATCCACTCGTCGCGCCAGTTACCGACGGTCTCGATGCCCAGGAACTCGTCGATCTTGCGCGCCGCCGTCAGCACCTTGATAAACCCCGGCAGCCAGTTCTGCAGGAACTGGATCGGCGCCACGATGCTGGGCGACGTCACCGCGGCCGGCGACGGGACGCTGGGAAAGTACTGCGGCGTCCACGCGTCCATGGCGGCCGCGTCCATCGCCATGCGCGCGACGTCGGCGAGGTACTTGGGCTCGAACCCGATTCCGATCCTCTCCAGCAGACGCACGGCGTCCAGGTCGGGGAGGTCCTTGGGTGTGAGGGCCAGCGGCCGGACCTGGTTAGGGGCGAGCCGCGAGTGGGAGACTGATGCGGAAGGCATGTGGTGAACTCCGTAAGAGGGGAGGAAGTGTGACGGCTCGGATCAGTTGGTCAGGCGCGCGATACCCAGCCCGCCGCCGGCCGCGGCGTTGCCGAAGCGGACCATGATGGCGTTGGGGATCTGCGCGTTGCCGCCGGCGGGTGCGCCGCTGGGGCTGTACGTCTGGATGACCCCGGTCGCCGTGGTGTACGAGAGGAAGTCGCCCTCGTTCCAGGCGTTGGGGATGTTGACGATCACGTCGCCCAGCGAGAGGAGAGCGACCTGTTCGTTCGCGGCGAGGTTCAGGTTCGGGTTGAGCGGGTTGTACGCCGAGCTCCCGAACAGCGGCTCGATCTTGGGCAACACGCTGATGCCGCCGAAGATGATCGAGCCCGCCGTGAGCGTGCCGCCCGGGCTGGCGAGGCCCGTGCCGTTGGCGATGGTGTGGAACAGGCCCATCGCGCTGGCGGCCGCCAGCGTCACCGGTGTCACCCGGTTGGGCTCGTCCAGGGCGAAGTCGCCCACGACCCCGAGGTTGAGGTCGATGTTGACGGTGGACTGGAAAGTCATAGCAGGAACTTCCTCCGCGGGGTCCGCGGCGTTATGGGTTGGAGTGGCGTGCGTTCAGGCGGCCGCGCCGCTGATGTACTTGTCCATGAACGTGGCGCCGCCGGCCGACGCGTCCTGCGCCGTCCGCTGCTGGCGACCCTTCTGTTGGGCCTCCGCGGCCTGGGCGCGTCCGAGCAGGAGGAAGTCCAGCGCGGCCACGGGGTCGTCCGCCTCGTCCTTGATGCCCAGCTGCTTCAGCCCGTACGCCGCCATCTCGACGTGGCTCATCTCGGCGTGGTCGAAGGCGCCGACGAGGGGAGAGAGGCGACCGTAGAGACGGTGCTTCGCGGACTCTTCCTTGCGGATGCTCGGGACGAGCGCCGTCGTGGCCTTGGCGACCTCGCTCTGGACTAGCGCCGCGACCTCGGCCGCGTCCATGCCCTTGCCCTTACCGCGCGAGCAGTCATCGGCGTGGCCCTCGTTCTTGCCGCACTCGGGGCAGTCCTTCGCGTCCTTCGCTGCCTTCGCCGCCTTTTCGGCCGCGTCCTTCGCGGCGTCGCGGGCGGCTTTACGCGAGTCGCGGGCCGCCTTGCGTGCGTCCCTCGCCCCGGCGCGCCGGTCGCGCGCGCGGCGCCGGTCCATGGTCTCCTTAGAGTCCTTGCCCTCGTCCTCTTTCTCCTCAGCCGAGTCCTTCGCCTCTTCGGCGGCGTCGCGGGCGGCCTCTTCCTTCTCCGCGCTCTCTTCGTCCTTGGCCGATGGGCCGTTGGCGCTCTTGGGCTCCAGGTCGCCCTTCTTGCCCGGGCTCTCTTTGCCTTCGGGGTCTTTGATCTCAGGCATGTGCGTTGCTCCAGTGGTGATTGAATCGTGACCGGTCATGCCCTTTTCGGCGGCGACTTTTCCGGCGACTTTCGTCGCGTAGGCCTTCGAATAGCCCTTCTTCTCCAGCTCGCCCACGAGCGAGCCGAACGAATCCTCGATGAATTTAAGCGTCTCGGCGTCGAGCGCGCCGTCCTTCTCGTCGTCGCGCACGCCGTCTGTGACGGCGGCGATCTCCGGATCCTTCAGGTCGAGCGCGAACGACATCGACAGCTCGTCCGCCGAGTCGAGCACCCGCACGTCCGACCCCATGCGCCCGCTCTTCACGCTTGCCCCATGGTTGCCGCGCAGGTTCCTCTGCACGTACTCGTAGGGCTGGCCCTCGAAGACCCCGCTCTCCTTGACGAAGTCGCAGTGGTAGCCGAGAGACAGCTCGCGCTTTCCCCCGGCCAGCTTCTTGGCCAGGGTCTCCGAGAACACCTTGATGTTGCCGTAGAGCGTGTCGTCCTTGAAGTAGGTCTTCTCGCCGATCACGCCCTCGACGCCCTTGGCCTCGGCCGGGACGAGGCCCTTGTCCTCGCTACCGAGCAGCGTCGACGGGTGGTCGTCGATCCAGGGCATGAGGCGGAAGCTCGCGACCGTCTCCGGGTTCCCGAGCTCGGAAGCCGGGCGATACACGCCGACCATCTTCCCGGGATCGCCGCCCTTGACGACCGTGCTCTCGCGGTATGGGAACACGCCGACCTTCGACAGCGGGTTGTCGAGCACCTCGAACCAGCCGTTGGTGTCGTACTCGCGGCGGTCCTGAGCGGTCTTTGGCACTTCCGGCGTCTTGTAGCCATTGCCGACACGCTCGGTCACATGCATTCGCATCGAGTTTCGCCCTGCCAGGGCAGCCGCAGCAGCGCGATGGTGCCCACCCTGGATGTGAAACTTGCCGTTCTCCAGCACGGCCCACGCGGGAGCCTCTGTGGATTTCACGTTCCGTAACTTGGCGGCTACGCCCTCGCGCAGCACCGAAGACTGAGCGCGACCCACTCCCGCCAGCGGTACATCCATGTGGCGCCACTTGGCGCTTTGCTCGGTCGGAAGGTTACCGTAAAGCTTCCGCCCTTCGGCCATCCCGAATTCGGTAACGCGGACCTGCGAGCCCTGCTCGAACGTGCGGTAGCCTTCGCCGGCTTCGGGCAACTCCTTTAGTTTCGCGAGGCCACGCTGCGTCTCGGCTTCCGAGAACTTACCCTCTTCGTCACGTGGGTGGTCGCTCTCGCTCCACGCAGCATCGGCGCTGTTGAGCAATACCTCGCGGGCCCGCCTCTGCGCCTCTTCTTCCTTGGCACCCGCAGTCACCGCCTCGGTCAGCAGCTTACGCAGCGTCGCGGCGACGCCCGGGTGCAGCGGGTGCGGCGGGTCGTCGATCGGAGCCCACACGTGCTCGGTGTGCTCGTGGTTAAGCTTGGGCTCGAACTCCTCGTCGACGTTCGCCCTGAACGTGACGAAGCCCGCGCCGTCGTCGATCCGGGTCATATCGCCGACGGGGTAGCCGGTCTCCTCCTGCGTCTCCCGCTTCGCGGCCTCCTCGGGGGTCTCGCCCTGTTCGATCGAACCTCCGGCGCAGCACCACTCGCCCTGGTGGTCGCGCGCCTTGAGACTGCGACGCATGAACAGCGCGCGGTCTCCGTGCGTCAGCATGACGCCGGCTCCGGAGTCGTACGCCTTGCTCAAGGCGGCGGCGACCGCCTGCTTCTGGGGGTGACCGGCCTTGACCATCTCGCGGATGTTCGAGGAAATAACTTCTCTACTGGAGCCGGCTTGTAGCGGCATGCGCCTTCTCCCAGTTTACCCCGCCACGTCCGGCTGGACGTCCAACAGGGCGGTGCCGTTGATGGCGTTGGCCCAGATCGTTTGCGCCAGGCTGAACTTCTGCACCGGGTTGTTGGAGTTGAGCACCAGGCCGTCGTTGCCCGTGGGCTGCGTCGACTGGCACTCCACCATGACCTCGACGCCGCTGGCGTCTGGGCTGATGAGCTGCACGATGGCCGGCCCGGTGCCGATGTTCTGCCAGGTGCCCTGGGTGACGGTGACGCGCTGTGACATGGATACCTCTACTGTGAACCGCGACCGTTGGCCGAGCGGCCGTTCTTGCCCTTGCCCTCCGCCTGTTCGGCGGCCTTGGCGACGCGTCTCGCCGGCCCGGCGCCTTCCGCCGCCGCCTCGGGGTCGTCTATGTCGGGCAGCTCCTCGTCCTCGATGTTCAGTCCGATCCCGTGGTAGCCGCTGTCCCTGTCGCTCGCGATGCGGGCGCGCGAGTCCTTGCGTCCAAGCACGCCGCTCGCGATGAGGGACGCGTCGGTCTCCGCCTTGTTGAGGTTCACCTGCGCCATCTCCACGTGGGTAGGCACGTCGAGCGACCGCCAGGTCACGACGACCTCCGTGTCGCGCAGCGACTCGAACTTCGGTACGACCTCGCTCCGCATCACGAGCGCGTGATGTCGGGACGCCAGCGGCGTCAGGTCCCGCTCCTGCATCGATTCGAGCATCTCGTGGTACGACGCCTCGTCGTAGTCGCCCGTCGCGGCGAACCCGCCGGGCGTCGTACCCAGCAGCTTCGTGATCGGACACCCGGCGGTCGCGGCGACTAAGCTGTACTGCGTCATGACCAGGCTGTCGAAGTCGGCGAGCGGCGTGTCGAACTGCTCAAACTCGTCGTTGGTCTTGTCGCCCATCTTGATGCCGAAGTTGTCGCGCATCGCGATCCACTTCTGCATCAGGTAGTCGGCCTTCTGCGTGTCGGCCATCACGGCCGCCATGTTGGTCAGCCACACCGTGGTCCGCTTCGAGAGGGCCAGCGCGGGCGCCTCGTTCGCCGTGCGCTCCGCGCAGTACACCCGCTCCATGATCATCTGCGGGAGCGGGATGCCGCCGAACAGGTACAGCGGCTTCAACACGTCCGGCGGGTCCGCGTAGCGGAAGATCACCAGGTGGCTGCGGTGGATGCGCCGGCTCCCGATCAGCCACCACGTCGGCTCGTAAAAGTGCTTGCTGCTGGGCGTCGCCGCCGCGGCGATGTCCAGTATCGGGGCGCACCAGTAGGGATCGACCTGGCTGAAGCCCTTGTACGATCCCTCCTTGACGCCGTCGATGTTGAACGGCTTCTCGTAGTAGTGCTCGTCGTCGCTGTCGACCTCGAACAGCGCGATGCGGATCCCGAACACGCGCCCCTTCGTGCCGAACTCGCGCATCCCGCCGATGAGTCCGAACTTCCTGTCGGCGGTCTTGAGTATCTTCAGCGCGTCCTCGGGCAGGTCCTCGCCCGTCACGGTCGTGATGTCGTAGCCGTTGCGGATGGCGTCGTCGACCGGCGTGGCGCACGCCTTGTAGATCAGCCAGTGCTGCGCGATGAAGGCGGCGTTCTGGTACCCGATGAAGCCCTGCTGCATGAACCAGGGCATCAGCTGCAGCTGCGCGCCCGCGCTCACGGCCGCCTGCTTGAAGAACGGGAGCCCGCCGGGCCCGTCGTCGTCCATCGCCGACTTCGCCAGCGCCTGCGACAGGGTCTCCAGCGGGTCGGCCGCGTCCATCGCGGCGTCGGGCGCAGGCGCCCTCCACACCTTGATCGTGTCGTAGGCGTCCTTCACCGACCGCAGGAACGCATCGACCCTCGCGCGCTCGGCCTCGCCCTGGCGGCGCAGTATGCCCATCACGCCGTCGCGAGGCTCGTACTTCTCGGCCCGGCTGACGGGCTCGGGCCCGGCGGGCTCGGGCTGCGCCCGCCTACGGCGAAACAGGTTGGCGAGCCGCTCGAACAACCGACACCCCCCGCCTTGCGGCGTTGCGCTCAGACGCCCGGACGAACGCGTCCGGAATGATAGACCTGCTACCACAACGGCAGTTGATCGCCGTGCCGGGTAGCTGCCACTCGTGATCGACCTCGCTCCACAGGCCCTTCGCCGTGTCGAAGCGGCGACGCTCGCGGCCCCATCGCACGTGCTCGGGGCGCGGGACCCTGCCCGCGTGGCTGTGGATCCACAGCGCCTCCTCGATACCTAAGTCCTGTCGGCGCGCCGATTCCATGACCGCCTTGGCCTTGGCGCTCTGGTCGCGCGCTATGAGTGCCGCGCGCCTGTAGGTGACGCCGTAGCGCCGCCTTATGTCGCGGGACAGCTCGCGCTGCGCGCCGCCGGCCGTCGTGGCCTTGGTGACCAGCGCCTCGACCGCCCTGTGGAACCGCCGCGGGATGCTGCGTATCAGGGCGACGTTCTCCGCGACGACCGCGCGGTGCGCCTCGACCATCCGCGCGCTGGGCGCGAAGGCGACCGTGAAGCCGGCGCGCCGCAGCAGGCGCCTGAACTCCGAGTCAAGGTGGCGGCGCGACCTGTCGGCGAAGAGCGTCGCCACGTCGCGCGCCATGCGGTCGAACCGCGCCTCCCACCTGACGCCCCACTCGGCGAACGCCCGCCGCAGCTCCACGTCCGGAGCCGCGTCCATGACGCCCCCGACCGCCGACAACCCCGCGCGCCCAGGGAGGGAGGCGCCCGATCCAACGGCGGCCGGGGGCGAACCGTATTCGGCGACTAGGCGCAGCGCGTCGACCGCCATGGCGCGCGCCATGCGCTGCATAGTCAACCTGTACCAGAGGCGCACGCCCCGCGGCGGCCTGACTTCTCCCAGCGTGCGCTCAACCAAAGTAGCTCCGGCCCGACCCCGTGATCGCAGCGAAGGCGCGCGAGCTGCCGTCGACCTGGTCGTCGTAAGTCCCGTACGGGAAGACGCGCAGCTCGTCTATATAAGGCCGGTTCCACGAGCCCCGCACGATGTCGACGTTGCCGACGTTCACCTGGGCCGCCAGCGGGCTGGCGCGCGTGACCTTGTCGCCCGTCTCGGGGGAAGAGATCACGCGGTAACCGACCAGCTTCGACGCGAGGTACTGGACCTGCGCCTTCCCGGCCTGACCGGGGTCCTGCGGGATGTGCACCTCGCAGGTGAGTCCGTCCTGGCTCGCCTTGCCGACGAGCGTGCGCTCGACCTCGTCGGGCGAACCCTGCAGCCTCGCCACGTCGGCGATGACGATGCGCCCGTTGTCGGGTCGCTTACCCATCCTGATGCCGGCCGTCCAGTCGCCCTGGTCCTTCGACGCCGCGAGGTCCCATCCCCGCACCCATCGGACCCCGGCGGGCTCCGCCTCGATGACGTTGATCTTGTCGGGCTTGAACAGTGCGCCTTCCAACGGCGCGGGCCTCTGCTGGTACAGCGACGACCACGTCTGCGGCTGGCACTCGAACTGCTGCCAATGTCGCTCGTCGAACCCGTGGCCGACGAGGTAGTCGCCGACCTTGCGGCCGAACGGGTCGGGGACGATCTCGCACCGCGCCTGGATGCACAGCACCTCCCAGCGGAAGCCGTCGGTGCACAGGAAGGTCCCGCTCTGCCCCTTCCAGTCGCTCGGCAGCAGCCGCCCGGCCAGGTCGTTCTCGTGCCAGCGCGTCTGTATGTCGATGATCCACCCGCCCGGGACGAGGCGCGTCTTCAGGTCGTTCTGGAACGCGTCCCAGGTCTTGTCCCTCTGGTCCGGGCTGTTAGCGGCCTCGAACCCCTTGACGGGGTCGTCGATGATCAGCCCGTCGGCGCGGTAGCTCGTGACCGAGCCCAGGATGCTGGTCGCGAAGTACTCGGATCCGTTAGTCAGCGTGAACTGCTCGGCGGCCCGGCTCTCCGCCGACAGCCCGGCGTCGAAGAGCCGCCGGTACGCCGGCTGCATCAGGACGCTGCGGGTCCGGCGACCCATGCGCCTCGCCGGCACGTCGCCGTAGCTAGCGAGCAGCAGGCGCTTCCCGCCCTGCTCGCCCAGGTAGTGGCTGGGAAACACGACCGAGGCGTATGTCGTCTTCGCCGTGCCCGGCGGGCACAGGATCATCAGGCGCCCGTACGGGGTGCGCGCGCACCGCTGCGCGGCCTGCAGGATCATGACGTGCCACGGACCGAGGTTGGTCTTTACGGGCTCGAAGAGCTCGCAGTCCGGATCGTCGGAGAGCGGCCGCCCGGGGACCGATATGACCCCGGCATAGTGGACGGCGTCAGTCCTCGCCATCCTCCGGTTCAGCAGGTGCTGCGCCGCGGCCTGTCGCGATAGCCGCGAGCTCGTCGTCCGTGAGCTCGTCGGCCGTACCGTGCCTGATCGGCCCACCGTCCTTACCCGTGTGCTCGATGCGCGTGATCTCGGGGATCGTGCGCTTGAGGATCAGCTCCGCGGCCTTGAGCTGTTCCTTGGTCATGAGCACCTTGCGCTTCGTAACCGGGTCCTTCTCGTCGAGCGCGAAGGCCTCGACGCGCTTCGCGACCAGCGTGCCGCGAATCTTTTGGCGGGTCGACTCCACCTGGCGCTTCGTGAGGCGCACGCCGTGGGGGCGTCCCGTGTTCTGCTTCGGCATTTCGGTTCACATAGCGCGTTGACGTCGGTAGGCTTGGGGTCTGTGACCCGGCTGCGTTTCGTGGAGGGATACTGTCCCGGCGCCAGATCCTAGCGCGAACGCAGGCGTCCTGTAAACAGGCGTCCTGACTTATGTAGCAAGATCAATCGCTTGTGAGCACGCCCAGCTCCCTCAGGCGGGCGTCGGCGCGCGCCCACGCGCGGGGCTCGGCGCCCGGGGCGTCGCGGGAGCCGACCAGCCACCGCCTGAACTCGCGCGCCCCCTGGGTGACGACGTCGACGTCGACCATGAACTTCGTCGCGATGACGGCGTCGCTGGGTCCCCTGTCGTACGCGCGCGACACGATCGCGCGGGCGAGCGACGGGTGCGCCCTGATGCGCAGCTCCCCGAACCCCTCGCGCGCCACGGTCTCTATCGCCCGCTGCCATTCGAAGTTGGGTCGCCTGCCCTTGCAGCACGGCTGCCCGCAGCCGCATACCAGGGTCCTGGGCAACACGCGCGCCGACAGCAGCGCGATCGTCGACTGACCCAGCGCGGCTAACGCGGCGACCACCATCCCGGCCTGGGCGAGCGCGTCGGCGCCCGACGCGGCGTCGTGCGCGTGCGCGCTCCCGGTCGTCCACACCTGGCTCGACGACGGCGCGCGCGAATAGGCGAGTCCGAACCTGACGGCGGTCTGTACGTCCGGAAACGGGGAGGGCTCCGCAGAGGGCGGGGGAGTCCGGGGGAGACGGGTCGACGATGGAGACCCTTGTTCCCGGTCCTCCCCCGCGGGGGGAATGGTCCGCACCCGATCAGATTGTCTCATCTCCGCTGTCTCCGGTACACGCATGCGTGCGTAAGTTACTGATCGATCGTTCCGACGCGTACGCGACTGCCATGCTCGGCCATGTGCATGGCAGCGCGTCCCGGGCGCTTCCCGGCGGGGTCAGGCCACGGCCGCTGCCATGCTGCCATCGTTTCTAACCTTCTTCTCTTAGCGCGTGCGCGCACGCACGTGTATCTAGAGTTGGGAAAACGATGGCAGCATGGCAGCTTTCGAACGTTTTCCGCGGAAAAAGGCGCTTTAAAATCGCTGCCATGCTGCTTTCGAGCATGGCAGCGTGCATGGCAGCTTTTTTTAACAATCCCCGCCTTTTTGCGCCCGCGCCCCTTTTCAGCATGGCAGCGCGTCGAGGCGCGAGGAGAGGTCGACGAGGCGCGCGATCGCCTCGCTGACGGGAAACCCGGGCATCTCTCCCTGCAGCAGCGACGCCAGGCGCCCGTGACCCATCTCCCCGGTCCATACCTTGTCGCGTCGCCACCTCGCGGTCAGGTCGACCGCCTTCATGTATAACCCGTCGGGGAGGTATTCGACCGTGACGACGTAGGTCGTCGTGTCGGCGAGCGCTTCGCCCTCGCCCCGTCGCCTCACCAGCAGCTCGGTCGCGACGTCTTCCAGGCGTCCGCCTATGACCAGGTCGGCGGTGATGTGTTCTTCGTTGTCGGTCGCTAGACACATAGGTTTTCCTCTCAGTAGATCTCGGTGGGCGCGTCGCCCTTCGTCCAGGTCCCGGGCGACGCGATGCGGTTGCTGATCTGTTGGAGCCTGGCGCCCCGCGCCGGCGCGTCGAGCGCGGCGATCTTGTACAGTCCGGCCAGATCGCCCGTCGGGCTCCACAGGGTGACGCGGCGCCTCTGGTAGACGATCCTCTCCTCGAGCCGGGCCCAGCGCCTCTTGCGGGCGATCATCCCGAGCTTCTTCTCGTTGAGCTTGATCCCCTGTTCGTCCAGCCACTCGAGCAGCGCCGTGCCGATGACCACGGGCTCCCTGTCGAAGACCGACGACGCCTCGATGGCGCGCGAGAGGTCCGTCATGGTCATTTCCTCGATGACCTGTTTGAGGGCCGTCATGGGCGCCTCCGACTCCGGCTTGAACCCGGTCAGGTCGACGACCTCGTTGAGCCAGTGGGCGATCCCGCCGTATCCGTACGTTTCGAGGTTCCTATGGAAATCGCGCATGTGGCGGCCGCGGCGAGCCGACGCTGCGCTCCTGCATTCGATGAACGCGTAGCGCCTGTCGCCCCGCCCTATGGCTATCGGGTCGGGGTGGTTGGTGCAGGCGCACACCGACGCCACGTTCCTGACGTCGAACGGCTCCTCGTTCTTGCGCTCGATCGATATGGTCCTGTCGGCCACGACCGTCTTGAGCTTCTCGGCTATGGAGTAGCGGTCGTCGCTCATCAGCTCGGGGATGATGACCAGCCGTTTACCGAACGCCCAGCCGTTGAACCTGTTCTCTATCTGGCTCTGGTGCGGGCGGGACACCTGCGCGTCGCCGCCAATGCAGGCTGCCAGGACCTCGAAGACGCTGCTCTTGCCTACGCCCGGATCGCCGCACAGCACCACGGCGTAGGTGACCTTGCGCTCCGGATGCCTGTACACCCACGCCAGCCAGCGCGACAGGATCTCCCGCTCGGCCGGGTCTTGGACGAGCCACGCCAGGTGGTCCTCGAAGAACGACCACTCGCCCTTCGGGTCGGGCCGCACCCTCAGGTCGACGTACGTGTTGAGCACGGAGATCTCGCCCCGCACGGTCTCGACGGGCTCCCCCGGGAGGAACTCGCACTCGTCGAACCGCGGGTTGCTGGGCTTCTTTAAGAAACGGTCCGACGGGGTCCCGTCCCTCGTCTTTCCGCTCCCGATCGTGTCGTCGAACGTCTCGCGCGAGATCAGCTGCCCGTCGCGGGGATCGACGAACCTGCGCCTGCGCAGGATGTACGCCCAGCGACCCAGTCCTCCTCGGCTCTCGCCCGGCCCGTCGCCTCCGGTCGGCTCTCCGACCGCGTCGCGCTCGGCGTCGTCCATCTGGAAGCTGCTCCTGGTGCTGCGGACCGGGCGGTCGCCGCCCAGCTCCATCAGCGCGTCCTCCCAGGTCCTCTGGTCGCAGTGTCCGTGGTGACACTTGAAGGCCGGGCGGTCGTGCCCGTTGAAGTGGGGCTCGAAGTAGAAGGTGTCGTCGTCGCGCTCGGTCTGGTCCGTGTGCTCCGATTCCCACGGGCACCTGATGGCGTGCTGCCCGGGTCGCAGCTGGTCGATGTAGTAGCCCTTCTCCTGTAACAGCGCGATGTTGGGATCGTCGGGGACCTCGTTCGCGCGGCGCCTGGCGACGCGTATCTTCCCCATCTCGAGGGGCTCGCCCTCTAGGGTCCCGACGCGCTCCGTCACCGGGTCGTCGACGCCGACTAATTTAGGATCGCCCGTGTAGATCGGCTGCGCCGGTCGGTAGACCGACACGTCGACCTGGTCGTCCTTCCACCTGAAGCGGGCGAAGGCCTTCATCTGTTCGGCTGTGGCGGGCCTCGCGAGCCGGACCCACAGCCTGATGCGCACCTTTCCCTTGAAGCCGTGGGAGTTGGTCAGGTGCCACACGCACCGTCGCCCCCGGAGTCCCAGCCACGAGAGCGTCTCGAGCGCGAGCGTCTCCCCGTCGTCGACAGCGGCGAGGCTCTCGAAGCC